ATTTATATATTCAAGGTATTGCAACGACAAGTAGTGAAAGGGATTTATATATATCAGGAGGTGGAGTATTAAACTCTGAAAGAGGATTATATACAAGAGGGGTTGAAGATACCTATTCAGAAAGGGGTTTGTGGATTGACGGAACTCTTGTGAGTAGCTCTAATAGGGGATTTTATATAGAGGGAATAGTTAATGGGAGTGCTTTGTATAAAAACTTTACGATTGGATTAGACAATTCTGCGTTAAGAAATCGTGTTTATGTGAGAGGTGGTACATATCTTTCAGATGAAGTTACGATTAAACAGGTAGCTGATGGTGAACAAACGGTGTTTTATTTGCCAGAGAAACCACATGATATTAGTATTCTTGAGGGGGTTACTTCCAAGACGGTAGGAATAAAGAACATAGACACATATACTGATTATGATTACCTTTTGAATTATCAGGAAAAGTATATTGAGAAAGATAATGCCCCTACTGTTGATACGGTTTTATCAATTAGTTACAAGTATGATGTCCCTGTATTAGTCGCAGTTGAAGACTCTACTTCCATAGAGAAGTACGGACAATTAGAATACATTATCTTTGACAACAAAATAACCAGTATTGAACAAGCAAGAGATAGGGCAAGTGCTGAACTAACTGATTACGCAGAATCAATAACAAGTGGTCATTTTGAGACCCACACAGCAGGATTCAAAGCAGGGCAGTTCCTAAAGGTTGACCTTCCTGACCTAGATATTGATGAAAGGTTTATGGTAAAGAGTGTGAGGGCAAAGTCGTTCGGAGGTGGAAGTTTTACTTATGACATACAGATAGTTTCCACAGAAATGTTGGGAATTATAGGGTTCTTAATAAGGATACTGGAAGACAATAAGAATACACTTAGTATATCTTCAGACGAGGTAGTAGATGAAATTACTTCCATTACAGCAGAGTCATTTAGTTTAGTCGCAGACACTCCTGTGCTAACTACTCATACGGGGGCATTTAAGTATGATAGTGATGCTGATTGGGATATTGCCGAGTGGGACGAGGTCTAATTTGATATAATATATACAATGAAAATAAGAACCAATGTTAAAATAATTAGTGAGAATGTAGAAACAGGAAAGATGGGGGTGATAGAAACTCATAATGTATCTTGTAATGCAGGTATGGAATCTTTAGCGAGTAGGTTGGTAGGTGCTACTAGGGGACAGGTTACTTATATCGCAGTTGGGACTGGTACTAATGCCCCTAATGCGGCTGACACAGATTTACAAACCGAATTGGCAAGAAAACAAATTAGTGTTAGAAGTGCTTTAGGGGACACTGCCAGTTTCAGAATATTCTTTAATACTTCTGAAGCGAACGGAACTTTGAAGGAGATAGGATTGTTTGGAGATGATGCAACAGTAACAGCAGATAGTGGGGTATTATTTGCAAGAGCAGCGATTGATAAGGAAAAGACCACAAGTGAAACCCTAACGATTGACTGGGATTTAAGTATAGAATAAATTAAGTAGATAAAATTATGACATGGCAATCAAGTGATGTAAGTGCAGGAGACGAGGTTCTTGCTGCTCAATATAATGATTTAAGGGCAGACACTCAGGAAGTTTTCAATAGTGCCGTGCCATTAGGTTCGGTTACTATGTGGGCTGGTGCTGATACAGACGTTCCTGATGGTTGGGATTTATGCGATGGTGGTGCTATTGATAGGACTACGTATTCTGATCTGTTTACTTTACTTGGTACTACATTTGGTTCTGGGGACGGTTCAACTACATTTAATGTTCCTGATATGCAAGATAGGTTCGTAGTCGGAGCAGGTAGTTCTTACTCAAGGAATGCACAGGGTGGTTCTAATACGGTAAACAGTGCTCATAGTCATACGGTCAATTCTCATTCACACTCAATATCTACCCACTATCATACGGTTAATTCTCACAGGCATTATACTGGTGCTCACTCGCACGGGGCTGGTTCATACAGAGCTCAGTGGTATAGGAATTCTACTTATAACTCCTATGCTAATTTTGCTTCAAGTGATGGTTGGACTTCTGACACTTTAATTAACTTATACAACAGTTCTAGTAGTTCAACTGGACAGAGTCATGGATTAGTTGTATCTGGTTCTTCAAGCTCTGCTAACGCAGGATATACGGACTATCAAGCACCAACGACTAACTACGCAGGAGCGACAAATACAGGGTCTACATCGCCTAGTACAAACAGTGCAGGGTCAAGTACCTTAGAAAACAGACCTCCTTACATAGGATTGTTTTATATAATAAAGATATCTTAAATTAAGTTATAAATAATATGCCAAAAAGAGTATTAACAAAACAAGGGATAAGAATAAGAAAGGGACAGAAAGTTGTAATTACTAGAGAAACTTTTATAAAAAGCCCTAGACCTAAAAAAGAGGTGGCTAAAAGAGATAAGATAGAAAAGGATCTAAAAAAGAAGAAGGTAACTAAAAAGAAAAAGTAATTTATTTGAAGATGAGATTAGAATGCCAACATGCAACCAGTAATAACAGAAAGTAAAGTAAAAGAAATCGCAAGGAAAGAAGATGCTATAGTAGAAAAGAAACTTACTAAGAAAATAGACCAATTAGAGTGTTCTATTGCTAAAAACACAGAGATACTTAAAAGACTTGAGAGATTGTTACTTGGAGAAGAGGGAGTTAATGATGACGATACCATAAAGGGTAGAAACAACTTTGCTTATTTGTATGCTAGACACAATACCGATATGAAACTTGTAGAAAGGAGTCTACCTGCACTAGAGTGGTATGAGGATATGGATCATAAAGAGAGAGGAGATAAGGAAAGCAAGTTGGAAACACTTGGAAAAGTGATTACCTTTTACAGTAATATAAGATGGATACTTGGTATCATAGGAGTAACAACAATAATAAATGCTATTCCTATAATACAAGGTATAATCGTTTGGATAGGGAAACTTAGTAATTAAGTTTATTTATAACTAAAATGAAAACAAGTGCTTTTAAGGGAGATTTCAAACTAACCTCTGCTTACGGTTGGAGGACACACCCTATTACAGGAGTAAAAGCATTTCACAACGGAGTAGATTTTGGTATGGTAACAGGTTCAGAGTTAATTGTACCCCCTAAGTTTAATAATTCTGTAGTAAGACTAACTCTTACAGATAAGTATGGTGGTAAATACCTACAGCTTCAGAACAAGAGTAATGGTAAAGGATACTATGTCCTGCATATTAGTTCTTTTAAGAAGAAAGTAGGAGATACAGTTAAGACGGGGGACTTGATAGCACTCTCTGGTAATACAGGAAACAGTACAGGAGCGCATACCCATATAGGAGTACAAAAAGACGCTACAGTTTGGGGAAGTTGTGAAGACCCTATGCCATATATAATATTAGAGAATACTCAAATGTTCAAAAAAGGAGATAAGATAATATTTACAGGGGAACAGAACATACGAAAGGGAAGTGGAACAAGCTATGCAGTAACTGGTACTGCAACAGTAGGTATGATTGCAACAATAGAGGGAGAGCCACGAGTAGCAGACAATTACACTTGGTATGATTTAGTAGACAATAACTGGGTTGCAGATGTGGGAAAGTTTAAAATCTATGTAGCACCTCCTACTCCAGACCCTACTCCAGACTGTACAGCACAAGAAAAAGAGATTGTTAGACTTGAAGGTAGTATAAAGACACTAACTGAGAAGATAAAGGGCTTAGAATTGAAACTAGGGCTTTGTGATAAGAAAGTCCTTGATATGAAAGCATCTTATGAGGCACAGGTTGAAAACTTAGAGGATAAGCTACTTGAACAGGAGTTAGAGAGCGAAGAAAAGTATGAAAGTTTGAGAAGTGAGAAGGATAGAATAGCAGGCGAGAGGAACAAGTGCCAAATAGAATTGAGTAAGTGTGAAAAGGCAAGTCCCTTGAAAGAGTTAATAGATAAAATATTTGATTGGTTAAAAAAGAAGTAAAATGCTTTGGACATTATTGTTGGTTTGTATAATTAGTTCGTTTGGATTGTTACTATTTTACTGGGTCGTTAATTTTTAGTTAATTTATAATATTTATATTTATGGCAGAGATAACAAGCAAAGAGAGGTTGGGGTTTTCAGCAGAAAAGACAGCAAGTGTAGGAAAGTGGGTAATACTTTCTGGTACGGCAACCTATTTTCTTTCAGAATTGGCTAATCTAATTGGTCAGTTTGAATTACCAAGTTGGGCTGTACTGAGTATTTACTTTGTAGTCAATGTTTTAACCTACGCAATTACTAAGTACATAGAAGGACAAGAGAAATAACTTAGTTTGTAGGTTCTTAACTACCACTTGATAGGTTAGGTGGTAGTACAGAGTGTATAACATTAAAACACAATTATGAAACATTTAGACTTGTTTAGTGGCTATGGTGGTTTTACTACACCAGGAGAAAAGTATGGAATAGAAACGATTGGCTTTAGTGAGGTAGATAAGTACGCCAACGCAGTATTGGAATATAACTTTAGTGGTATAAAAAACTATGGAGATGTCAGCAAAATTAAAAAGGAAATGTTTTCCGAACCTATTGATATCATCACGGGGGGAAGCCCTTGCCAAGACCTTAGCGTTGCTGGAAAAGGTGCTGGACTCAATGGAGCTAGGAGTGGATTATTCTTTCACTTCATCAGAATCATTAAAGAAATCCAACCTACTTATTTTGTCTGGGAAAATGTTAAAGGAGCTTTTAGCTCTCAGAGAGGATGGGACTTTGCAAGAGTGCAAATTGAAATGGAACAAGCAGGGTATGATGTATGGTGGCAAACTCTTAATGCCAAAGACTTCGGAGTACCACAAAACAGAGAGCGTATCTTTGCAATCGGTGTTAGAAAAGGAAGTGGAAGAGAAATACTATTTGAGCAAAGAGAGTCAGGACAAAATCTTGACTTCATTGGGGGGACAGGACATAGGAAAGAATGGTTAAAAGGTGGGAAGAAGAGTAGAAACTTCTCACAGGGAGATAGGGTTTACAGTCCAAGCGGTCTTGCTTGTAGTCAGAGTGCAAACGGTGGTGGTCAAGGTGCTAAGACTGGATTGTATGCAATACCTACTCAGCTTGGTAATAGTAAGAGTTTCGGTAATTGTATAGGAGAGGATACAGCTTTTACATTAAGGGCAAGTAATCCTAATGGAGTTATGGTTAAAGAAGCAACTAAGAAAGGATATGCTATAGCACAAGAAGGAGATAGTATTAACTTCTCAGTACCAAACAGTAAGACTAGAAGAGGTAGAGTTGGTAAGGGAGTGGCTAATACACTACAGGACAGGCACGGAGTATTTAATGGTATGAGAATAAGAAGATTAACACCAACGGAGGCAGAACGACTTATGGGACTACAAGACGGATGGACTTCTAAGGGTATAATGGAAGGTAAGGAAGTAGATATAAGTGATACCCAAAGATATAAGATGTGTGGCAACGGAGTAGTAGTGAATTGTGTAGATTATATTTATAGTTTGGTTGTAAGTTCTTAACAAAAGAGTTTATAACTCTCGGATTCAATCCGTAGTTCATTAAAAATCAATCTATCAGAGGGGGGAAAGGTGGTGAAAGGTGTCTAAGTCAAAGAACGCTTGGAAAAAGGACATCAAAGAAAGTCAGGATTATAGATGTGTAATGTGTGGAAGACAGTTTAGTAACAGAGGGTTACAGATTCACCATTGTAGAAATCGCTGTAGAGGTGGTAAGAGTAACGCAAGTAATTGCTGTGCAGTTTGTGTAAAGTGTCATAAGGATATTCACGAGAAGTATCGTAATAATACCTACGACCCAAGAAGATAGATTGATACAAGGGGGGTATTTAAAGCAGAAATCAGGAGTTTTTCTCCAATAATATACTGCTACCTCCCTTTTCTTCTGAATTGTTTGACAAGTTCTAAAAGAGGGTATATATTTAAGTATGATAAACACCGGAAGGTTATTCAAAGAAATTAGATGTTCAAATAGGGGGGTTGGTTTTCCCTTCCGGTTGCCAACTCTTCTATTTGGCTATTTAAGTTTTAAGACCAGTTGAAATGGAGCTAGTAAAATGGTCAAAAGCAAGATTTGAGAATAGTTCTCTTGTAATAGACAATTCTGTAACCAATGAGGAATGGAAACAGTTAGGACAGGGTCTTAGACAAATAGAGGGGTGTGTCCAGTTTTGGATTGGAGATTGGGCAAGATTTGGAGACAAGAAGGGCTTTACAGGAAAATATACTGATACTAAGGTATATGATGAATTAGAAGAGATAACAGGGCTGAACCATCAGACATTGAAAGACTATAAATACATTTCTGATAATGTGCCATCGTCGTTACGTAACGACGATTTAAGTTTTAATCACCATAGGGAAGTCGCTAAACTTACACCAGACAAGCAGACTGAGTTTCTGAATAGGGCAAGTGAAGAGCAGTTATCTGTTAGAGATTTAAGACAAGCAATTCGTGTAGATGGCAATACAAACTCTCATCCTAATCTACCAGATGGCAAGTATAGAGTATTTTACGCCGACCCACCGTGGAGTTATGGCAATCAAATGCCACTAGGGACTACTACTCCATCTGACTATTACAACACAATGTCTCTTGAGGAAATTTGTAATCTTCCAATAAAAAATATAGCAGAGGATAATGCAGTTTT